TCAATATAGTCGTTAAAATCTTCAGGATAGTTTTGGCGTAGATAGCCAATCATAGTTCTGCGTAAATTGTCAAAGTCATAACTTTGGAAATCTGCATTACGGAAGGTTTGATAAATTCGCTTCCAGTCTTCTGCTAATAATAATCTGTTTTGTCTGTCTGTACTTGACATACTTGCTTTCCTTTAATTGATACAGTATTTATTAAGTTTAGAAAAGTGCGTATTTAATTTTACGCTATTGCGTTATCTTCGTCAAACTTTAGTTTCATACTTTCTGAGATATTATATGGCAAATATGTAAGTGTGCATTCTATTAAAATGCCGCTTTCGTACGTGTCAACTGTTACTTGTTCAACTTGTACCCTCGGATCATAGTTAACAACTTCTGTAACGTTATTAGCAATAGCATCTCTAAGGGAATCTGTCATTGGTTCAAAAAGTACGTCCCAAATAATAGTTCCAAACCCTGGATTTTCTAATTTTTCACCTACTCTAATATGAAAATGGTTAATAATATCTTGTTTGATTAGGGCAATATCATAGAGATTAAAACTATTACTGTTGTTATTAACAGTTGAAATACCCTTATAAGCACGACTTTCTACTGGTGTAGAAGGACGCTTATTTGATTTAATTTCAATTTCTTTATATAGTTTTTTCTCTTGTGTGCTCATAATGTATTTACCCTCTTATTGCGGACCGCTGCTTGTAGTCGGAGCATCTGTGTCAACTCTATTACCTGCTTCGATGTTTGTTCCTGCTGGCTCTGTAGTGATACTTTCTACTGGTGTAAGATCACCTGTAATAAGTTTGCTTGCAAAACCTCTACCAAGCCCTATACGATTAGCAGTTTCGTTGCCTCCTTGATCTGCATACCCGACTGCTCTTCGAAATTGTTGTCCTAGTGCGCCAAAATCAAAACTGTCCCAACTTACTGTTTTAGATTGAATGTACGCACATGCAACTTTTACAGCAATTTCAGGATCATTTACTAGATCAGGATTTTCTACAATTTGCGGAACTCCTGCTTTACCACCATATGTTCTATAATTGTCTTTAAAGGTAAGCTGGATAAGTCCTCTACCACGATACTTGTATCCTTCATTTTGTGCGTTACCATATCTATTACCGTAAATTGTGTTAGCAATCGCAGCTGGTCCAGCAGCAACAAGTTCTTGTGCAAATGCGTCACTTCTAACACGAGTAGGGAAAACTCGTCTAAGAGCAGATGCACGATAGTTTAAGTTTTCACTTCTAGGACGGAAAGCACACTCTGCTTGAATTTGTGCCATTGCCATACCAAGTGCTTCTGCATTACCAGGGGTTTCGCCAGGCGCAAGTCTGCTCGGATCTGCTGTTTTGAGTGCGTTTGCAGGATCCAATCCTATTTTTTTAATAAGCTCGCTTAAGAAGTATTGTTGCAGTAGTGTAACTTCAACTGGTTTTGCCGGTTGATCACCGGATGCTCCTACTTCTCCAGGAATAACAGTTTGCGGTCCGTTAAGATTTGCTGCTGATACAGTTGAGCCGCTTGCTGCACCACTTCCGGCTAAGTCGCCGGCACTACCTAATTGTGGTGTTGACTCTCTTAGTGCAGGACTAGGCGATCCAGCTGCTTGAGTATACTGTGGCGTAAATGTTCCTGGATCTAAATGTTCGTGTGCATTCCACGGTTCGTGTACCGGTACACGAACTGGCCATAATGCAGGTGCTGCAACTGCTGCTGTTGCTGCTGATCCTGCGTTTGCTGCTCCTGTAGCAGCTGGGCCGTTCAAATGTATATTGCCAGCAGATTGTAAAATATCGCCGCCGGATGCAATTTCTGTATTTGCGCCAGATGTAAAATAATTATAGCCTCCCGAATTAACGTCCCACGATGCTTGTGTATCTTTTCTGGCACCAGTAGTATTAATATCAAGTGTTGCTTGACTAGTAATATTGTGTGCTGCTGCTACAAGTAAATTATTATCTGCACCTACAAATATTTTTTGTGTTGCACCAACATAAACATCATGATTGGCTCCAACATCTAGTTTGTGATCTACGCCCACTTTAACGTCACTATTATTTGACACAGTTAATTTGTAATCTCTACTAGCATTAAGATTAATATCTCGTGCAGCAGTCATATTAATATCTCTGTCAGCACTTATATTCAAGTCATTTTGTGTTCTAATACTAACACTATCTTGTGCGTAGATGTCAATTTTTCCGTTTGCTGTTAGCTCGATCCACGTAGATCCATTTGCATTTGCAATATAAATTAAATCTTCCGAATTATGCATTAATATTTGGTGTCCAGTACGTGTTCTAAAACGCATCATTTCACCTTTAGGAATAGTTTTTATTCCTGTAGTTGCATCTGGATTATTAACTAAACTTGTATATTCTTTAGGACCTTGCGAAGCATAGCTATTTCTTATTTCTCTCTCATCACCGTCATCCATTACAATACTATGTCCACCTAAGACACTAGAAAAACTTTGTGTTCTTGAGTTAGAATCGCCAATAGATGTTTTAGGAGCACCATCACGCTTATCCCTAGGTCCGGGGGTACTTACACCGAAGATATGCGAAGGAGTTTCTCTACGGCTCGAATGGTTACCAGGGCCTCTTACTGGATCATCAACTAATCCTTGTCTTGCTAAAATTGTGTAGAAATCACTATTAACAGGTTTAGTATATCTATTAGGATTATTTCCTACACCTGTTGCAATACGCTTGTTGTATTCTCCAACTGGTAGTGGCCTACCTTGTTCTTGTGTATTAAACTCACTTCCTGCCCAAGGATCTGGCGTCATCCAGTTTGTGTAAGTGTCATGAACACATCCTATCCAATATCCTCTTGCGATATTTCCTTCAGCGAACATAACAAGAACTTTAGTTCCTGGACTCGGAGGAACGAACCACATACCGTAACTCTTTTGTGTTCCTTGAAATGTATCTTCAGATGTAGTTCCAGCAACAGGAGTTTGTCCTGCAAAAGGACTCATATATTTTACTGTAACAACTTGTCCTGATCTTTCAGGCTGATTTCCGCTTTCACTATTTTTTAATAGTTCTACAGTTAACCCTCCCATTCTTTTAGGGTCAAGATGAGATATTACAATTGCTTCGTAAGGTCCGGGGTTATTTACTAATTTTCTATTGCCTGGGCGACTATCTACTGCCATTTAAAATTTCCTATCTTTGCGGTCTCGGAAAGCCCCATATATCTGTAGGACCTCTATCAACTGGTGTTGTTGTAGTTGTTGTTGCGGCCGGCGTTTCTGTAGTTGTAGTTGTAGTTGTAGTTGTACCTGTTGCTGTCGCAGGTGTTGCTCCTGATCCGCCGCTGCTAGGAGCTGCTGTTTGATCGCCTCTTGGATCATTAGCATCAGGATTTGATGCAGTAGTAGGAGTAACATTTTGATTACCGTCTACTGTTGCGTCTGCTGGTCTACTTGTTACAGCATTATTGTCTTGTTGCGATCCTTCTTGTCCTACATCAGTTGCTTGGTTAGGACGTCTAATTAATTTTAGTACCTGGGTAAATTTACCGCTTGTTAGAGAATTTTTTACGGTATTAACTTTATACAGTCCTCCAAACGCTCCAACAGGTACAGTATCGCCAGTGCCGGTCATTCCAGTTGGAAAAATCATGTTACCTCCATTACTAGGATAATCTATAGGAGTTCTAAAATTAACATTTACTTCAATTTCAGTTCTTTGATAATTCATTGTGCCGTCTGCTGTATATGCAGGATCTCCAGAGGGCGGCGAACTGTAATTTCCTTGTCCAGTATCTGCTAGATAATACGGATCACCTAAAACAGTTAATTCCATTGTAACTAAATCTACTTCATTATTTACAATAGCTTCGTTAAACATTCTTGCAATATGAACTTTTGGACTATCAGCATCTCCGCCGCCGCCTTGTCCTGTTGAAACTGCATTTGAAACTTCTGCAACATTAGGGTTACCCGTTAAACTTACAATACCTGCTGCTCCTTCTGATTGTGTAAATGTTGAATTATTAGGATTATTTGTACTGTCTGTTGTTGCTGACCTAGCAGTACCGGAAGAGTTTATACCTGAACTAACTGCTTTAAAAAATGAATTATTAAAGTTAATTTGAAAATCTAAAATATCATCGTTTTGTCCAGTATAGATATAATCGTATTGTTTAGCTGCTTGTTCTTTTCTCTTTTTAATACCAACTGACGGTTGTGTTGAATTGTTAAACACACTTGAGTGTACTAGATAAGGAACAACGGCATAAACATAAATCTTTGGATTTTCTCCACTAACACTTCTTACTTGTTCGTCAGATACTAAGAAAGTTTGTGTATGAACTCTAAACCAAGGAATCATACCGTTAGAGTCTGGTTTAATTTCTGTAGCTGCTTTTTGCCCATATGTGCTTAGAATTACAATTTCTTCAATTATTTGTTCGATTGTAGTTCCAGTTTGGAACTGAAAAGTTCTAAAGTCATTTGAAATTTCTATATTATCCGAAACATAAACATCATTTTCGTTTTTTACATATGCTTCTTGTCCAAATGGCTGTGCTCCTCCAGTTGCCATACTTTCAACAATAGTTGCTTTTCCGATATCATTTATTAATTCAGAGCTATCAGCAATTCTTCTAATTTGTCTAGATACTGAACTATTAGAAAATAATTGCTGGTATTTTCTAAAATTTATTACTACATCAGCAGCGGCAGCATCTGGTAACTTATTAAAATCTGTATTTCCAGGACTTACTCTAGCATAATATTCTTCAACAGTCATTGCTGCTAAATCGCCGGAGCCGTCATCATTATTACTTAATCCTAAACTTGAACTAAGTTCTTTAGGAAATAAAATCACATATTCATCTTTGTTGATTGGTGCATTGCCATCTGCTATTGCTTTTTCTCTAATTCTTTGATTTAAAATATTTGTTAAACTTAACGGACCAGTTTGTAAAAGTTCAGTTACATTATTGCCTGTAATTTTTACATCTGTTCTAGTTGTTTGTGCAACAGATGATAAAGATCCTTCATTCCATGCGTGGGCTCTAACATTATATCTGCTGCCGCCGCTACTTACATCAAAGTCTACTTTGTTTATTTTTATAGGAAATACTCGTCTACCTAGTCGAGAATTTGACACTCTACCATCGTCGTCATAACCAATAAATTCTAATATAAGAGCGTACGGTGCTTTAAGATAGTCGGCGTGTCCTGCTTTATTTGCTGCTATCATAAGCGTTTGTAAAAACAAGCCCATACTGTATGGTTCAAGCACTGTAAAACTAGACATAGTAGCATTAGATGTACGAGTTGCCGTAGTTGGTGATATAATCGTATCAATTTCTAAGTCGTCAATAAAATACTCTAATTGTGCATCAGCTGATTCAAAAGCTGTCATTGCTTTCCCTGGAGCTCCGCCACCGCTTCTTAAAACAGTTACTTGTGGACTTCTTGATCTGTAAGTAGCTTCTGGAAAATTAAGTTCGTTTACTGTTAAACACGCAAGTGTTATAACATAGTTGAAACTAGCATATGATTTTAAAATATTTTCTGTAGCACCAATTGGTTGTCCTGATTGTATTGCTAGGTCAGCCATTGCAGACATTGTCGGTGAAGGAACTTGTGGTAATTGATTTTTAAATGCTATTGCTACTGCTTCTAACTCAGCACCGATAGGGTTGGCTCCGTCAAGCACTTGTATAGATTTATCAATTGCACCTTGTGCCTGTCTTCTAAGATTTTCAGCCTGTTGAGAAGCATCATTGATAAGGCCTTCGCCAACTCCTCTAGCTCTTTCTAAACTTCTCTGAACAATCTGTGTAGGTCTAATTGCCATGTATTAGTATCCTAAGAATTTTTGTAATTGATCTTCTCTTGGTAGGAAAATTCTTATACCTGCTTCTAAATCAAAAACAGGATCTTTTAATATATCCATATTTCTCTGCGCAAATACCCACCAAAGTTTAGATGTACCATATACCGAAAATGCTAACAAATCTGGACGATGTGTAAATTGTGGTTGCACTTCGTACAATACATCGTCATCACTTTTAGGTATTGGGCGTATTCTTA